CTTCCGGACGATGGAAAAGATCTTTACCTTCAGCAATACTATTAGCGATATTATCTACGTTATTGAACTGAGGTAGATTAACTTCCTGGTGTGAAAAGTTATCAATCTTGTACTGAATCTGACGTGGTGAACCCCAGTAGGATAGATGCCAGCCACCGAGTGTAATACGCGGATATTGATAGCGATGGAAGCGGAATAGATCAGGTGTGAATGCACGAACCTGATTAACAGTAGAGATGAGAGTACCAGGCCACTTATTAGCGTTAATCTGATCGAAGTTAAAATAGAAGAAATCTTGATCAAATGCAATAACGCGATTACCCTGACGAATAGCTTCAGCTGCAGTTCCGATTACATTACGGTTAGGAATTTCATCTACGTCACCGAAGATTACAATATCTTCTGGATCAAAGCGATCAAGCGGCTGAGCCATGGCATTGCGCTGTTGGCGTTCCATAGCCCACTGATTACGCTCTTCAAGCTTGGTAAAGTCGAAACCGGCAGTAGAAACTTGCAAAGGAAGATAGATGAAACGATCACCATACTTCTCAAAGCGTTCCATATTAGCCTGAATATGATAAGGCTTTTCGTTGCCGTTGAAAGTGTAGTTACTCTCGACGACTACGAAATAGTCTACGTGATCATTGAGGTACTCGAGACGAGCCTCGAGCATGTCAAGCTCGTTCAGGAATGTACAACAATCAATAATCATACAGCATATGCCTTAAGATAGTCAAGAATACGCTCTGGGGATGTTTCACCGTACGGATCATTCTCAGCGTACCAGCACTTACCAGGCTCAACGAACCACTTTTCGATCTTGCCGTTATTGACGACGCATGCATAGCGCCACGAACGAATACCAAAGCCGAGATTGTCCTTACCTACTTCCATTTGCATTTGGCGAGTAAATTCGCATGAACCGTCAGGGATGACCTTGACCTTCTTAATCTTCTGCTGCTTAGCCCAAGCGTTCATAACGAATGCATCGTTAACCGAGATGCAGTAGATGTCCTTGATGCCGAGAGCCTTGAACTCAGCAAACTTCTCTTCGAAACCAGGAAGCTGATATGTCGAGCAAGTAGGTGTAAATGCGCCGGGGAGGGAGAAGAGAACTACACGCTTGTTAGCGAAGAGATCAAAGGTCGTTACATCTTCCCAGCGATAGGGATTAGGTCCTTCAATCGAATCGTCGCGTACGCGAGTTTTAAAAACAACTGACGGAACTACCTTAGGCAGATACTTCTCGTCGTCAAAATCAGTAGTAGAACAAACAACATTAGACATAATATATTCCTTTGAAATGGCGACCCCGGTAGGACTCGAACCTACGACCCCAAGATTAGAAGTCTCGTGCTCTATTCCAGCTGAGCTACGGGGCCATTAAAATTATTTAGGCGATGCGGCCCAGACGGTGAAGTAAATTCGCAATCGGTGCAACATCAGGATGAGGCTCACGTTCGCTGTATCCCTCAGTACGCATACAGTCTAGAAGATAAACCTGCAGTGCGCGCTTGATGACTGGAATATCGGATGGTGCAAATGTACCACCCTTTACCGCCTTAGGCTCACCTGGCTTAATATCATAATTAAAATCATCGTCAAGAGGCATACCCATTATACCTTACTCCATTCTGCAATCAGCCAAGTGTTAGCTGTATCCATCCAATTAATCTCAACCTCGTCGAGCTCTACACCATGGCGAGCTCTCTCTTCGAGTTCGCGAAGACGACGCTCGATGGTATAAGGATCATCGTTGCGAGTCGGAAGATCAAAAACGCGAATATCCATAACAGCCTCCATTGCAGTGTATATATCTCAATATAAGCACTTTTTGCAATAAAAGCAACTGTTTTTTACACGACTTTGATCTTATTTGCTGCTTCTATTGCTTGTTCAAGAGTTAAAGCCAGCACTACCCCCATTCGGCGATTCTTACGCGCTGTCGGCTTACCAAAGATACGAACTTCGACGCCAGGAATCTTAAGTGCTTCTTCAATGCCTTCATACTGCGGTTTTGCAATATCTTTATCAGCAAGAATAACAGCCGATGCGCCTCCGGGGCCTTTAAGCGAACATAGAGCAGGAATAGGTAATCCAAGAATAGCTCGAAGATGTAAGTCAAATTCCGACAGAGGCTGGCTAATCATTGTAACCATTCCCGTATCATGTGGACGTGGTGAAAGCTCAGAGAAGTATACAACATCACCCTTGACGAAGAACTCAACACCGAAAAGCCCGGCGCCTCCGAGATCATCAGTAATAGCCTTAGCCATTGACTCTGCTGCTTTGTGAGCTAGTACGGATTGGAAAGGGCAGGGCTGACGCGAGGTTCTATAATCACCGTCAACCTGCACATGCCCGATTGGAGGACAGAAAAGAGTTTCGCCATCTTTCTGCTTAACAGTCAGAAGAGTAATCTCATAATCGAAATCGATAAACTCTTCTATAATAACACGTTCACGATCACCGCGCATATTCTCACACGCATAGTGCCAAGCAGAACGAACTTGAAGTTCGATATCGACATCTGAATCGCAATCTACTACAGACTGACCTTTACCAGATGACGACATGACTGGCTTAATGACCGCTTTCTTTGAAGCCATCTTATTATAAGCATCTACAAGCTCTTGCTCAGATTCTGCATATGCAAAGGAAGCGACCTTAAGACCCAGCTCATAGGCACGATCACGAATAGCATCGCGGTTCATAGTCAGATTAACAGCGCGTGCTGAAGGCACAACCTGAATACCACTAGCCTCTATATCATAGAGTACTTCGGTAGCGATAGCCTCGATTTCGGGAACGATAATGTCGGGCTGATAAAGCTCAATCATCTTACGCAGATCGTCAGCATGAAGCATATCAAACACTTCACAACGATCAGCTACCTGCATAGCTGGAGCTTTATAATAGGAATCACATGCAATTACATAGTGACCCATACGCTTGGCTGAAATCACAAATTCTTTACCGAGCTCGCCAGAGCCCAGAAGCATAATAACTTTCATAACAAACCTTTCAGAATTACTTCTTCTTACCTATAGCGTATTTGGTTACTAATGTCCACTCATCTTTTTCTTTATGAGGGAGAATCTTAATCTGATTCATAGTAGCTTTTGGAGTCGAAAACTTATTTGGATCTACAATCTTTACAAGTCCCCAATCCTCAAGAAGCTTTGCAATAGTATTGCGTCTACCTTTATCTTCATCAGAGAAATTAGACATCTTTCCGTCTAGGGCGAACATCTCTTTGAAGTGTACAATATAGAACTTGCCTTGCTTATGAAGAATATGGCAGGACTGATAAAGCGTCTTGTCTTTTCTAGAAGCTACACCGATACGAGTCAGCGTTTCCCTAACCTTTAGGAAATCGTCTTCTTCGCCTAGTTTAACCTCCAGTAATGTATCAATAATATCACTCATTTGTACCACCTGTATTCAATTTCTTTTTTATTATTTTTATTTGATCAGGGGACAGTATGGCTAGCGCTTGTTCAGTTTTAGTATTGTTATACTTAAAATATTCTTTTACAATTGCAAAGCTTTCACTATCCTGTCTTTTCGCCCACTTAGAAAACCGCTTCTTCGGACGAATAGTATTTATGAGATAGTGAAATTGTAGTTTATTGTCGAGATGATGACTCATATTCATCTCGTTAGCGTATAGAATAGTATCAGGGAACTGTGATAAAGCCCGATTAGTTAGGAACGGAACATACTCTTTCTCAGCAAGTTCATCGTTCTCGGTGCCTGTCATCAGGTCCTTTTTATTAAAGTTAATCGCATTAACATAATCAAACGGGTTCATCTTTCTTATTACCTTTACCTCGATGCGCTAATACTTCAGCAGACTTATCAAAGAAGTCAGCGCAGTCATCACAAACGTTCATCTCAGCGATACCGTCTTGTACCTTAAGCCGGAGAACAGCAGGGTTCTCCGGTAGCTGGTTTTCCCCGCAAACATGACAAAGGTTTTCTATCTTAGACTTTGCACGGTTGCTGGGCTTACCAAACCAAAACATTACAGGTACTCCAGATCGATCATCATTTCAGTCAAGCATGCCGTGAGATTGATCTCATGATCAGCCACAAAGGCTGCTTGGTACTGATACTTAGCAAGGATGAGTACGAGGTTAGGAACAGAGTTTTTAGCGATATATTGACTAGCCGTATCGTATAGAGTACGGAAGATAGCCGTAGCATCCGTGTCGATATTCTCAGCTACCCACTTACGAGTATTAGTGAAGTCCTTCTCCTTCAAGAAACGAACCAGATCCTTGTAGGTGGACTCAGTGATGTTAGCCAGTAGACCAGAGTCAATACGTCCTGTAGCAGAGTAGCGCTGCAGTTCGTTAATAACACGACGCCAGTCAGGGTAGTGCTTCTTGATCAGCTCAGCCAGGACAGCCTTGTCATAGACAATAGACTCGCCATCGAGAATCTGACAAAGACGCTTCATCATCTGCGATGCCAGAGCAGGCAGATCAGTCTTCTTGATCTTGAACTCAACAACTGAACAACGAGACTGAAGAGGCTCGATGATACGGTTCTTGAAGTTACAAGTCAGAATAAAGCCGCAGTTACGTGAGAACTCTTCCATGAAGTTACGAAGAGCGGGCTGCGTCGAGTTAGGATTGAGGTAGTCAGCCTCGTCCAAGATAACATACTTACGGCCGCCCATCAGAGAGACAGACGAAGCGAATTGCATGATTTCGTTACGAAGCGTATCAATGTTACCGTTCAACGATCCGTTGATAACGATATAGTCACATCCCAGCTCCTCAAGCATAGCACGAGCGACGGTTGTCTTACCACAACCAGCCGAGCCAGAGAGAAGGAGGTTAGGGATGTTGCCCTGATTAACAAACTCTTGAAAGGTCTGCTTCAGGTGATCAGGGAGGATAGTCTCACTGATAGTCTTGGGACGATACTTTTCGACCCAGAGAAATTCATTAAGCATAACAAAGCTCCTAAATGTAAGGTTCAAACTCTTTAGGAATCACAATATTGGGTGATGAGTTCTTAAACATCGGACCAATATCTTCATAGGTATAGCCAGCTAGTCCGCATCCTATAGGAGTAAGCTGGAAGGTAAGTTCAGGATGATCTTCAGCGAACATCTTAAACATCTCTACGTAAATGCGTATGTGCCTTAACGGTAGAGTTTTTATATTAGCGTCTTTCGTAGGAATGGCAAATGAATTTCCTTGCAATCCAAAGCCTTGGCCATAGATAGCACCATGATGGTGGGCTGCAAACTTAGCAGCACCAGCTCCATGACGACCAGCTAGGTTTGATCCAAAGACGAAGATCATCCTTCAAACGAAGAATTAGCTTCCACTGCAATCCAGTACTCGACGTCAGGCGACGAGAAGTGAGCCAGACCGCGCTGTGATACGCTTACATTATAGTCACCAGTAAGCAGCTTGAAGTTATCAGCCATAATGATAAAGCTGAACTTCTTATCCGTAACACCAACTTCTGCTCGGTAGGTAGGAGCACCCGAAGAAGCAGGTTGAGCCTTTGAGGTATTGATCGTCTTAGCTTCGAGGAAGATTTTGCCATCTTCACCGGTAATGCAAAGAGCATTAGCACCAGTAATAGCCATGCCCTTCAGAACACGGTTGATAGTTTCATTCTTGAGTTCGAACTGAACATCGATAGAAGGAAGAACAATATCCTTCTCAGGAGGGGTCTTGATTAGAGACTGTTCAGCGCATGTATAGTTGATCTTCTCATTACCCTGACGAATCTCAACATAAGCATCGCTAGGGGTCAGAGTAGGATCATCAAACATCGAGATAGCACTAAGGAACTTAGGCATATCGTAAATAGCAAAGGTACCCTCAATATCGCTATCGAGAGTAGCCTTTGCCAGGATTGACTTCGATTCAGACATAACCTTGAGCTCGCGACCAGACTTAAATAGCAAAGCCTGGTGCACGGTTGCAAAGTTACGAAGAATCTGAATGGTACGAGCACTAAATTTCATAATATAAACCTTTCAAGATTACTTCTTAAACTTCTTCAGCTGATTGACGTCTGCCGTAGCAGGCGCGCCAATCTGAGCCAGATCGACTAGCGACCCACCGAAGACGTACATACCAACATGTTGTAGCTGCATCCATGGGCAGAACCAAACATGCATACCAGCCTTACGTGACCACTGACAGAACATATAGTCTTCTGAGAGGTAGCGGTTGGTCTCAGGGCAGATAGGAGTATCGAAGAATGCCATGATCTGACGCGAGCCGTCAAAGTGTTCAGTACGAACGTGATCAGGTGTATACAGCTTCTCAGGATAAGCAGCAGCAAACTTCTCGAACGTCTTACGACGAATCATCATGAAGCCTGTACCAGCTTCGAGAACCTCAACGGGCTGACCGAGAGGAATAGAAGATGCACCGCCTACAGGATTGAAG